CAAATCCTACTGGGTCTTTATATTATGAACGCTTAACTACCTTAATACCTGCATTAATGCAGTTTCTAATCTGATTATCACATCTACGTAGAAGACCGCATGATAGATAATGCTTAGTATGATCAATTAATCCCTTATTAACTTCATCACACTCTACTACTACATATACATCATCAATATCAATACCATAATGCTCACAGATATTACCTACTGCTACAGCATCATTAGAAATATCGTTATCAGACATATAAATGTCAAGAAGTCTGCCATCAATGAAGTATGCTTCAGAACAAGAGCACTCATTCTTTCCACAAGTGCATTCTGATTTACCACACTTAGGACACTTCTTTACTTCACCTTTACAAATAGGCATTGCGTCTTCATCCATCTTAATACCATTAGGTACTACAACATCAGAAAAGTTATGACCATTACCAATTGTATCTTGGAAGCTATCACATGCTTCAGTACATTCATCCTTAGTTACAGCATTTTTACAAGATGCTAAAAATTCTTTCATTGAAACTCATAGTATATTCCTCCTTTAATATGGTGCTGAAGCTATAGACTTCAACATACTATCGTTAATTTCATATATACTGCTAACACCTTTAGTACGTTTGCAGCTGACTTTATTAAAAGCAAAGTACTTACCATTCATACTTTGAAGAATAGTTAAGTCCTCATACTCACGAAGTAATTTCTTTTTATACTCATATTTAACAGGGTCTAATACATTAAACACTATAGGCTTAGCCTCGTTAAATACTATTTGAGTTTGGAACTGTAATGTAGCTAAAGAACTATTAAAGTTTTCTTGAATCAATTCTTTATCTACATACTCTAATAGATTACTAAATTCTAATTGGTCATATGATAATACCTCATCAAATTCTGTTACTAATGTAGGAAGAAATTGACAGTCTACATACGATTCATTAGTATATCTAGTATATATTTCTTTTAATATATTAACAATATCATCACCAATATATTTAAATGTTTTCACTTCAGCATCTTCAAGAAGTTCTGAGCTTTTCTTACGCTTTAGTTTACCAGTTTCTTTATCTCTTATAATCATAAACTCAGATGTTATATCATTAGATAAAGCAAATTCTGTTTCAAATGTATTCTTATTCATTATATTTGAAATAAACATACTAGGCTGAATGTCAGATGTAATTCCAGGAGCCATTCCACCGATAGCACAAGGACCAGTATGCTCATGAACTCTAGAAATTGTTTTAGGTTCATCCTCATTAGAATAAGATTCTTTCAATTCAGCAAATATAGTAAGCAATTGTACAAACTCGTTATTAGTAAGTCTAATATAGTTATACTCACCTTGATCTGTAATGAACTTTTCTTTCATTAATTGCTTAGCTCTATATTCTGGCATATCACGATTATTCTTATTATCTCCGCCATCTTTAATATCAAATACTAAATTATATGGTAGATAAATAGCATCTGTAATCCAAGTATGTTCTTTTCCATCATATTCATAATAAATTGTAGGTCCTGGAGTTAGTAAATCTCCAGAATCAATATTCAATACATTATCACAAAATTCAAGAAACTTCTTTTCATAACTTCCCACGTAAGTTTTGTATGTTCCATCAGACCATCTATACTTACCAGAAATACCACGATTAGCAAGCATTTTAGTTTCTTGCCATTCCATATCATCTAGTAATGTGGTCTTACCATATACTTTAAGCATATTCTTTTCATAATTCTTTCTGGCTTGTGCTTTACAGTTTTCTGAACAATATGCTTTATATCTTACAGATTTCTCGTCCCATTCAGTAGGCTTCTTGCATATACGACAAGTACCAGTAGAAGCTCCTACTGGTTCTTTCTTATTACAAACATCAAATACAATTCTATTTGCAGTAAACCCTTTTTCATCACATAGCATATCATCATGATGCTTATCTATATGACTAGCAAGACTAGTTCTTTCAAAAGATTTATTACAAAATATACATTTATATTTTCGAGCAGAAGACATATTTCATTTATCCTCCTTTCATTAGTGTATTTAATATTATGTTTTTGTAAAACTAAATTATTTTAGATATATATAATATAAGTGAATAAGAGATAGATATAAGTCTATCCTTGAACAGCTTATTCTCTAGACTACAATAGTCTAGATTTGGTCTAGCTCTAAGACCGTAATAAAATTGAGCGATTTAAATAAGTTAAAATGCATTGCTGATAACGGAACAGTCAACAATGCTTAAATTCTATGTTCCATTAAAGTACAGGAGCTTATTATGAAAACAACAACTATGACAACAATAACAGCGGGCAATGTAATATTAACAAAGGATATCTTACAGTATCACTGGGATAAGAATCTTGGTGGTTATATGTTAATATTAACAAATGAAGGTATAACAATAACAGATAGAGAAGACGGAGAAATTCAGTTTGATCCGTCATTTGATAGAGACGAACTTACTAGAAAGATTCGTCAGTCTGTTAGATGTAATTGGGAAGACGCAAAATTTTATGCGTCTTACTATACAAGAAATATTTAAAAGAAGGCGTGCATAAAGCACGCTTTCTTTTTAATAGATTAAATTATTTTTTCATTATATATCATTGTAGTGATAGGATGAATACTATCAAATAAATTAATTTTGGAGGTTTACTATGAACACGAAAAGGGAATTTGACGAGAAGAAGAATCTGAAAATAGCGTTAGGCAAGAGTTATCGTCTTCATAATTTTGACGATATCGTAAATTACCTTATCGCCATGGAATCTCAAAGGTTCCTCAGAGAAGTAATGTTCTCTAAAGACCATAACAACAAGTTCTCAGATCCATTACTGAGAAATGTTGTAAACGCTGATGATTTCTATTATAGTGCTATAATAAAAATCACAGAAGGTCACAGCACACAGTTTCGGTATAACTTTATGAATAAGATATTCGATGAGAGTATCCCACTTACCCTTAGAGCGGAGATGCTTGATTTTGTAAAGTTATAAGAAGCTGTACTTACACAAAGGGAAACAAAGAAACGTGCTAATTAAAGCACGTTTCTTTTTTATATTAATACTTGTTTACATTAAGAGTTGGAAGAATGAACTGGTTAGCAGTAGCCATGATAGTAATAATCTTAGAGATAGTATTGAGTGTGCATGTATCTGTATCAATACTTGTAAGAACTTTACCATCATATTGTCTTGAGTTTCCTACTGGGTCGATAACTTTTTTATAATAAAGGAGGATGATGTTATGAGCAGAACCAGAAAAAAGAGGTCTCATCCTAAATACTCTTCATATAAACATAGTGATCTTAAGAAAAGAGCCAACCAATTCACACCAAAACCTACATTAAGTTATAGTCTTTCTCAAGAGATAACTCAAGATAAATCTCCTGTTGTTAAACGTAATTCATTCGGAGATGTTATTTATAGTATGCAATATATCGGATATGAGAAGTTTGAATATTGGATAGAATATGATGAAGATAGAAGACCATTATCATATATAGATACTCGTGGATGTTCTTGGAAATGTAAATACAATTCTAAGGGTAATATATGTGACTATTGGGATTATTCTGGATATCAAGAAAGTTATAGATATTATAAGAATAATCTAGTTATATGTACCAACTCTTTTGGTAATAAGATTAAGAAGAAAGTCATTACCAATAAATATGTAACTCGTGATCTTTTCATTTCTACAGATGATTGTATATAATATATACGATATGAATGATCATATCAAATTTTAAAGAAAGGAGATGATGAAATATGTCAGATAAAAAGCAAGAACAAGAGGAAAAGCGTAGAAATGCTCTAATAGCATGGATATTTATCGCTATACTTTTGTTAATACCTATAATACCATCATTTCTTATTTTCAAGATATTTGAATGGTTAATACCGGAAGTAACATGGTCAGCAACGCATTTAATAGGATTATATGCTTGCTCATCAACAATCATGATTGCTGGTAGTATGCTTTCATATACCAGCAAGAAGTAAAAAGAAAGAAGGATTAATATGCCAAATTGGTGTGAAAATTTTATTACCTTTATGAGCAATGGAACTCCTGAAGGATCCGCTGCTATCAAAACTTTCCACAAAAGACTTAATGAAATATTTGAAATAGAATGTATTGATGGTTGTATATGGGAAGATGAGATAGAAGCTTATTTGCTTTGTTCTCAAAATATCAAATTGTTTGAGTACAACAAGAGTTCTACCACTGGTTTCAGAACTCGTGGTTATGTAACAAATATATCTGATTTAAATTATGATAGTTTTCATGTATGCTCTTATGATGCATGGTCAGCTAATAATGCTTTTTGGTATAGTCTTATAACCATATTATATGGAGATCTTATTACTTTCTCCTATATAGCAAACGAACCTGGGATGGGTCTGTTCTACACTAATGATCGAGGATTCCTTCCAAGATATAGATTATTCCTTGAATGTGGAATACGTCCTCTAATGAAGGTTCCAGGAGCATGGGATACTAGATATTCAGATAATTTGTTCCATTTCTTAGATAGAGATAATCCATATGTAATGATTCCATCACCGGAATATACTGATTGGACAAACAGTTATTCATATGGTATTCAATTAGAAATGGATGGCGAAGAAGATGATATAATTACAGAATGTGAAGATTATATCTTTGGAGAAGAAAAACCAGATATAAACGATATCTATGATTTGGAAACTGAATTAAATAAAATTGATAAGAAAATGAATGTTTGTGTAGATGAATATAGATATTCTCGAATAGATTTAGAAGATGAAATCAACCGTAATAAACTTTATAAGAATTTGGGAGGAGTTTAATATGGCTAAACTTAAGATAGCTGGAATAGTTAAAAACAGCATTGTCGATGGTCCTGGGTTAAGATACACAATTTTCACTCAGGGGTGTTATCACAATTGTGAAGGTTGTCAGAACCCCCAAACTCATAATCCTACAGATGGAAAATTTATTGACACTGATGAAATCTATAATGAGATTATAAAAGATCCTGTTATAGCTGGTGTCACTTTCTCAGGTGGAGAACCTTTTCTACAATCAGATGCACTTGCAGAATTAGCATTGAAGATTAATAATGCTGGTATGCATACTCTTGATATAATCTGTTATACAGGTTTCACTTATGAAGAAATCTTAAAGATAATTAAGGATGGTTGTAAGTCATATTTGAACCTACTTCATAATATTGATTATCTTATAGATGGTAGATTTGAAAAGGATAAGGTTTCTCTAGATTGTGCTTGGAGAGGAAGTACTAATCAACGTATAATAGATGTACGTAAATCAATCAGAGAAGGCAAAGTAGTTGAAATCGAATTATAAAAGAGTGGGGTGAGCATCATCACCCCACAACTTTATAATAAATGCATTTATAAAAGGAGGATTATTTTTTATGAGTGATATTGTAATTGAAGACGGTGTTGTTAAATATATTAACCATAAGACTACAAAAAAGTATTCTGATGACACTAAAAAAGATGTAACTAGTGAAACAAAATTAGACACAGTTATTGTTTTCAAAGATAAAGATGGAGTATATCCTGATGGTAAGATAGTAACGAGTGATGAGTTTGTTACAATGTATAATTATGATTATAAAAAAGATAGTGAAGGCAATACTCTAAGTTGTTCTGTTACAAAGTCTGTAAAGAAAAATGGTAAACTTCTTGATATTGAAAAGATTGGTTCTAAGAAGTATTATGATAAACTTGGTAGACTTATTAAAGAAGAATCATTGATGAGAGATGGATTAGTATATCGTACTGATAGTTATGAGTATGATATAGATAATAATGTTATCCGTTCAAAGTCAAAGGGTATGCAGACTGTTAGAACCAGAGAATATTTTAGAGGTGAAGTAAGTCGTATTACAGAAATGACTATCAAGTCTAAGATGACTCATACACCTTATAGAGCTTTCTTTGATGAAGCTGGAAGAATCTATAAAGTAATCGATGGTGATAAGCATATTGAAATTGATTATGAAAGAGACTTCAATAGTGAAGGTAAGATTCTTTCTGAGACTGAAAGATTCTTTGATATTAGAACAACTACAAAGAAACTCATATCTTACGTTGTTACTTCATATGTACCAGCAGCTGACTATAAGATTGGTAAAGTTGTTAAGAATGGTATACTTACAGAAGAGCATGTATATAACTTAAAGGGAGATGAAATTTCATTGTATAAGTTTGAAG